GGCAACTATCAACATACACTAATCCATTTGTTCCACATGAAGAATTAGAGATTGCTAAGCAAGAAGTAGGTAGTTTCTTATTTAGTCAAGAATACTTAGCTGAATTTGTAGAAGCTAAAGGTGGTCTTATACATCCTGAATATTTTAGGTATTATAAAGAATCAAGCATTGTTGATTATAATGAAGAGGGAAACGAGGAAGAATATGGAACGTTGGTTTTTAATGACAAGACGATACGTCAAGATGACTTGCAGATTATTACAACAGTGGACTTGGCAACTTCGACAAAAGAGTCTGCTGACTATACAGTCGTCTGCACTATCGGACTATCCAAAGATAATGAAATTTTTGTATTGGATATTACAAGAAGAAGAATAGAAGCACCAAAGATTATAGAACTGCTTGAAAACATTTATGAGAAGTATAGACCAAGTATCATAGGTGTAGAACGTGCAGGATATCAGTTAGCATTCATTCAAATACTAAGAACACAAACAGGATTACCAATTAGAGAGTTACGTGCTGATAAAGATAAACTATCACGTGCCTTACCTTTAACTGCTAAAATGGAAAGTGGACAAGTGTTCTTCAGGAAAAATGCAGATTGGTACTCTGAATTAGAGAAAGAACTGCTACAATTTCCTGCAGGAGAACATGATGACCAAGTGGACGCATTGGCTTATGCAGTTTTACAGACAGCAAGAAAGCAGGAGTATATTGCTTATTAAAGAACACATAGAGGATTGCTCAAGGTGGAGTGTTCCTTTGGGTGTGTTCAGCATTCCACCTAGGGCATAGATTGGACCATAATGGCAGAACAACGTAGTTTTATAGATAGAATATTAAATCGTGGTGTAACTTACCAAGATGAAAGAAAAAGATATAACTTCTTTAGAGATGATGATTTTTTATACAATGCTAATTCATTTATTCAAGGTTGGAATACAGACGCAGGTAAGTTTGATGTAAAGTCAATAGGTAATGGCTCATCTAACAGCGTAGTCGTTGCTTGTCTAAACTTATTAGGTATATCATTTAGTGAAGCTCATCTTACAGTTTATGATATGCAACAAGATGAAACATATAAAATAAACAACCACCCATTTGCATTGTTAATGCGTAGACCTAATCCATTTATGTCAGGAGATTTAATTCAGCAATATATCATTAATGCTATGCACGTATCAGGAGACGCATATTTATTAAAGCAAAGAAATGAAGCAGGAGAATTGATTGCACTATATCCTTTAATGCCTGAAAGAGTTGCACCTAAAGGAAATGATGATGAACTGATTACACATTACGAATATGAAATCAAGAATAAAACTGTACTGATACAACAACAAGACTTAGTACATCTAAGAATGGGATTAAATCCAACAGACCATAAAAGAGGATTTAGTCCTTTACGTTCTGTACTCAGAGAAATCTACGGAGATGAATCAGCAGGTCAAATGGCTACTGCTCTTTTAGCAAACAGTGGTGTTCCTAGTGTGATGATTACTCCTAAGGATAGTATTGGACCAACACCTGATGAAGCAGAACAAATAGCAAGAACATATCAACAAAAAGTAAGTGGAAGCAAAAAAGGAATGCCTTTGGTTATGTCAGGAAGTATGGACGTAAAGAAAATGGCTTTTAGTCCTACAGAGTTAGACATAGGAACACTTAGACATGTACCTGAACAAAGAATATCAGCAGTACTTGGTGTTCCTGCAATCTTAGCAGGATTAGGTGCAGGATTAGAGAATGCTACTTATTCAAATGCTAAAGAACTTAGAGAATTTTTTACTGAACAAAAACTCATACCTCTTTGGAAAATGGTTGGAGAAGAAATGACACAACAAGTATTACTTAGAGATTATGAATCAGAGAAAGGTATGTATGCAGAATATGACTTTTCATCAGTAAGGGCATTGCAACAAGATTTAGACGCAACATACAATCGTATGAATGTTGGTGTTCAAGGTGGTTGGATAACTGTTGCAGAAGCAAGAGAATACGCAGGATTACCTTATGATGAAAAACTAAATTATTACTATATGCCTAACAATGCACACGTAATGTATGCAGATGAAATACAAGAATCACATAGTAACGAAATGAATTATGAAGCACCTGTTACAGAAGATGATGAAGAACAAAAAAACATTGAGGGCAAGATTATCATGAAACAAGATGATAACTATTGTGTGTTTAGTGAAACAGGTAAGAAGCTAGGTTGTTATCCAACTAGAGAACAGGCAGAGGAAAGATTAAGGCAAATAGAAAGATTTAGTTAATGGGCAAGTATGATGACTTAAACTTCACTATACCTAAAGGTGCTAAAGAAGAAGCAAAAAGAGGATTAGAGTGGAGAAAAGAATATGGTCGTGGTGGAACTAACGTAGGATTAAACTCTGCAAGATATATTTTAAATAATACAACTGCTGGACCAGAGAAAGTAAGACACATAGCTAAATACTTCCCTAGACATGAAGTGGACAAGCAAGGTCAAGGTTGGTCGCCAAGTGATGACGGCTATCCAAGTAATGGTAGAATAGCTTGGGCTCTATGGGGTGGAGAAGCAGGAAAAACTTGGTCGCAGAAGTTAGTTCGTGCTATGAACAAGAGAGATGAGAAACAAGAAACAGCTATAGAGTTAGTCAAAAGAAAAAACAAACTCAGAGAAGAAACATGGGATTTTAGAACAAACAGATTTAGAAGTCCTGAAGTTAAAGAACTGTTAGAGAAGAATCACTTTGCATTACAAGATAGTTGAATATTTGCATTTAACAGACTTTACGTAGATTTACTAAATAAACAAAACAGAG